ATTTAAGTGCGTCTTTAATCGGTGGCAGTTAGCACAAAGAGTTTGCAGGTTAGCAGGGTCATTGTTGCGACTATCACCGTCTATGTGGTCTACGTCGAGCTGGCTGCTATGTTCAGGAACAAAGCCACAATGCAGGCAGGTATCTTTCTTGTGGATGGCATACGGATACTGGTTCTTTTGTATGTTTCTTTTATAGACAGTCTTGCAGCGGTACTGACCAGCAGGAGTTGAGTTGTTTTTATCTCTAGTCTTTATCTTGGTTGGACCACAAACCGAGCAGATCGCTCTGCGAGTATCAGGATTTACTTCAGATAATTTGTGATTCATCTTTGTCCACCGGACAAGGAACTCGGATCAAATTACCGCAACTGACGCAGGTAGCGTCAAGAAAATACCAAACTAGCTCGTAGTCATTAAAGGCCGCCATAACGCTAAATACCTGCGACCCACAAGGACATACGTGGACGGGTCCTAAGTCTCTTAAATCGCTGCCAAAAGGCTCAGGAAGGGTATCGTAGGGCGCCTTACGGCGCAGGAATTTAGGCATAACAAAGGGGTGGAACCGCATTGCCTGGCACGGCTCCTTCCTGTGGTCAGTCGCCTCTCGGCTACGCCTCGGCCCTGATAAGGGCCGCCTACTGTTATTCGCCTACGGCTCATATTGTAGTGACCGCCATATAAATCTCCGCAAACGACACGCCGAAGGTGTGTGATACGATCTGCCAATGACAACATTGGTAGGTATCCAGGGGCCTGACTTCGTAGTACTCGCGGCAGATTCGCAAATAACCGATAACGATCAGCGCATCATTAGTACGCAGACTCCGAAAATTATTCACGTCGGAAAGTATATTCTCGGCGTTACTGGCGACTCACGCCCTGGCGATATCCTCACCTATAACTGGAAGCCTCCAGTGTACAAGGGCGGCAACCCTGTTGAGTGGATGGGTAAGAAGATAATCCCAAGTATCCAGCAAGCCTTCAAGGATAATGGATATGAGATGGATAAGGATGCGAGCTTCTGCTATCTACTTGCTTTTGATTCTATGTTGTTCTCGATAGGCCAAGACTTGTCATTTAACGCAAGTGAGCACGGACTATTTACCGCAGGAAGTGGCGGTCCTTATGCACTCGGTTACCTTTATTCTTTGAAGCCACACTCCTACAAGACGATGCTGATGGCACGAGTCGTGGCAGAAAGAGCAGTAAAGATCGCGTCGGTTCTTGACATCAATACCTGTCCACCGATACAAATAGTTACTCAACAGAGAGGGTAGAGATGTTAGGTTTCTTATTCGGTTTGCTATTAGGTTTCGTCGGGGCGTATGCTTTTGACTATTATCTGACGTGGAGGGATAACCGCAGATGACTTACGTTTTTCAGGCAATACTTATCGTTGGCTATTTAGCGGCACTTATTTTTACAATAATCAAAGCGGTTGAAGAAGAAGACTGGCGCTGGTTGGCAGCATTTGCGGTCTTGTTTATTTTCCTGACTGCCTTTATCCTTAAAGTCTCAGCAGAAGAAGAAGCCAAAGGACCTTGCACTAAGTACGAAACCAAATGGTCGTACAATGCAGGGACTAAAACCAATATGCCTTATCGTGATTGTGTAGAGCGCGGAGAATGGATTAAATGATTACAGACCCAAAGGAATTATTACTGCACGTGCTGCACTCTAAAGATGCAGGTCGTGATCGCAGTAAGCAGACACAAGTTGGCCCATCAGAGATCGGTGGCTGCCGTCGAAAGGTTTGGTACCGACTTAACGGACAGCCAGAGACTAACGATAACCAGTCAAAGCTGGCTGCCATTATGGGTACTGCTATTCACGCAGCCATTGAAGATGCCATCACCACACTAGATCCAGAAGGTAAAGATTACCTAGTCGAGACTGCAGTTGAGTATGGCGATATGAAAGCGCACGTAGATTTATTCGTACCGGGTATCGGTGCGGTCATTGACTGGAAGACAAGCAAGGTAAAGAACCTTAGTTATTTCCCGTCAGCGCAACAGCGCTGGCAGGTGCAGGTCTATGGTTACCTGCTATCTAAGAATGGCTACGATGTCAAGACAGTTAACCTAGTAGCGATTGCACGTGATGGTGATGAGAAAGATATTAAAGTCCACTCTGAACCATACGATGAAGTCTCTGCGCTAGAAGCGCTACAGTGGTTGGCTAACGTTAAGGCTTTAACAGAGGCACCAGCACCTGAGAAGGACGCTAACTTCTGTAAGAGTTACTGCCAGTACTACGACGCATCCGGTGAGATGGGTTGCGTAGGCATAATAAAAGAACGTATCGTCCTTAGTGAAGTCGTGATTGAGGACGCACAAGTTGACACACACGCATTGAAGTATCTACAGTTAGATGAAAGAATCAAAGAGCTGGAGAAAGAAAAGGATTCCTTGAAGTCATCCTTCGAGGGAACTACTGGCGTTACTGCTAGTGGTATTCAGATCAGTTGGACTTCCGTTAAAGGTCGTGAGACAGTTGACTCTGAACAAGTAGAAAAACTATTAGGTTTTATACCAAAGTTAATTGGTAAAGAATCTATTAGATTAAACATCAAACCAAGTGGAGGAAAGTAAATGGCTACAGAAGGAACAAAGTATCAAGTTAATTTCAAAACTCATAAAGACGGAACTTTAATTAACGTATATGCAGATAGCATCAGAGAACTTGAAACACAGATAACTGATATCTCAATGATTGCTGCTTTAATTAAATCAACAGAAAAAGAATTATTAACTAACTCAGCACCTACTGCACCTGCTCCAACTGTTGCTGCAGTTGCTGCTGCTTTCAATGCAACACCTGTTGATGTTGCACCTGCTGGTCCTAACCCAACTTGCCGTCACGGTGTGATGGCACTACGTACAGGTACATCATCTCGTGGACCTTGGAAGGGTTGGATGTGTGCCTCGCCTAAAGACACGCCAAAAGAAGACAAGTGCGAGACTATCTGGATCCGATAATCTGTGCGCGAGCCAAGGTTCTATGAGAACCCTGCTTGCGCTACAGTCGGTGGCGATTTCTGGTTTCCGGAGAAGTCAGACGGAACTAGCAACTCAGTAGAAATGCTTATGGCTAAGTCCATATGCAATCGCTGTCCTCATCGTATTGAATGTGCAGAGTGGGGAGTAAAGAAGGAACGCTTTGGAATTTGGGGCGGTCTTACTGAAAAACAAAGACGGTTAGTACGTCAACAAAAGAATATTACGTTGAGAGGGGAACACGTTGCTTGACTTATCACGTGCTTGGAGTGGGGTGCTCACCAAAGCAACACCACTACCTGACGTGTGGCAGGCGCTGTCGGCTAAGCAGATTAAGTTCCGTCGAGGACAGGTCTGTATGGTAGCTGCAGCCCCTAACGCTGGTAAGTCTATGTTTGCTCTCGTCTATGCGATGAAGGCAAATGTATCAACGCTTTTCTTCTCGGCAGATACAGATACCACAACTGTAATGATGAGAGCAGCATCCGTTGCATCCGGTCATTCACAGGTATCGGTGGAGTTAAACTTATCTAACGATAAGCACTACTACGATAAACACTTTGGCAAGTTAAGTCATATTAAATGGGTCTTTGATTCATCACCATCACTAGATGATATCGAGTTAGAGATCAGAGCATATGTGGAGTTGTACGGTCAGGCTCCTGAACTGATAGTTATAGATAACTTAATGAACGTAGCAGCAGAGACTGACAATGAGTGGGCTGGCTTGCGTGCGATAATGATGGAACTGCACGATATGGCACGTAAGACAGAAGCCTGCGTACTTGTACTGCACCACGTCAGTGAGCAGAGTGAGTATGGATCACCATCTACACCACCTGCTAGACGTGCTATTCACGGCAAGGTAAGTCAACTGCCAGCGTTGATCCTAACGCTTGGCTATGACCCATCAAACGGTGAGTTAAAGGTGGCTGCTGTTAAGAACCGTTTTGGGCCACACACTGCAGATGGCAAGGACTTTGCAACGCTGTTTGTAAACTATGCAGCCTGTCAGATATCAGATAAAAATGCTTGGGGTGTTATGCTAAGGAACGATGTAATAGCTGGATACCAAGGCAACTACGCAGAACAACCATAGATAGGAATTAGAATGAGTGATGTTGAAAGAGAAGTAGCCATACTTAAAGTTGACTTGGCTAACTTCTTCAATGCGATGATCCAATCCGGCATAGTCGAGATCGTCAAAGATGAAGAAGGTCAAATGGTTTACAAAACAAACAAGGTTGTATTGGTAGATGAGTCAGTACAACAAGACTAAAGGTTCTCAGTTTGAGACAGATGTAATGAGGTGGCTCCGTAAAATGGGAGCCATTGCAGAGCGTCTGACTAAGGCTGGAGCAAAGGATGAGGGCGACATCGTTACTGTTATCGCAGGGGAAACTTACATCCTTGAACTCAAGAACAGGCAAACCCTTTCGTTGCCTCAGTTCTGGAGAGAAGCA